CTAAAGTCCAGACTCAATTGTCTATGGGAAATCTCTTGGCAGACTTCATGGAGACCCTTCAGAAAGTCGTAATCTGCTGGTCTCTCGGTGGTCTCAAAGACATGCCTTGAGATTCTATTTTTAATCTCGCAGAACCTCTTTAGAAAGTGCTGTGGGACAAGGTCATAAAAGCAATGCTGTGTCAGATCCAGCTTCGCTTCCAGCATTGATCTTGAGTAGGCTGTTAGCAGCGAAAGACACTCATCTAATTCTTGCTTTAGAAAATCTGGGCAGGATTCCTTCAAACCTTGTTGGGCATAGAGGTATGCATACTCGATGCTTTTACCCTGCAGGTAGACAGGTGCAGTCCATGAATGGGTCATCCTAGTATCGTATTCTTTGGTAAAATTATTATCAAAGTAATAGGATACACATTCTGTTTTATCATCTAGCGTCTGGAAAAGCACTATTACCTCAGTAGAGAGTCTTTCTTGATTCAACTACCGATCTATCTAGCAGTTCCTGTAGCTCTTGTCCAGAAGATTTTTCACCTGTTGAGCGTATGTCCTGCTTTAAGATAAGTCCATTATACGCTCCAAGGTCATTTAAAAATCCTATAAATTGATAATCAACATATTCTAAAGCTCTTTCAACGCTCTCAGTATTAAGATATGAGATAGCGTTTTTCTTTAATTCTTCTAGAACTGATGGACTGTACCTATTGTTTGACTCATAATTTCTTATATCAGCATATAAATCAATTCTATATTGAATATTATAATTATTGTTTAATTCATAATCTGTTATAATCTTTCTTTTCTGTACATATCTAAAGATTTTATTTGTTTTTTTATCTATTGTTTGTTCTTTTCTTATATTTGGTCTTAATCTTACAAATCTATTATAAAACTTTCTTAGATATTCCATTAAATAAACATGATCTCTTCTGTAAACAGGCTCGTAGTAATCTACAAATACATCTTGTGAGTTTGTTCCGTAGATATTCATGTACTTTTCCATCTCACCAGAGCCTAAATTAGCACAAAGCCTTGTGGGTATGTTGTAATCAAGCATAAAGCCATGCTTGATACAGTTATTTATAATAAACTTATAGTTTGGCCTATCAATAATGTTAGATACCTTAAAAGCATCATCACCTGAGTCTATGTTTACCAAATCTACAAATAACCCTGTAGACCTTTGGCTTGAGAGTCTACTAGCAATGAAGCCTGTTAGCGTTAGTGGCACAATTTGATCAGTATTCTTCACATCTTCAATGAAAAATGCTATAAAATCATCAAAATCTTGTATTTCTTCGTTTTTTCTGATTGCCTTAGCATGTACTTGGTCCCTGATCCTTGTCATGTGCAGGTCGTACTCTGTTAAAAGCTGCTTATGACCGTTCAGAGGGTTAATTTCTGATAAAAACTCATCATTTTTCTGGATTTTGCTGGCTGTAAACGCTCTTTTGTGTTCTTTGATCAAATCATCTAGTGCATGGGCAGCAAAATCAACAAGAAATAGGGTACCTCCCTCAACAGAATTTACTTGTCGAAGCTTTTCCTCTCTTAGCATCATGAATCTATGAAAACGGTCTATCTTTCCATAATACATGTTCTCTATAAACCAAAAGTTTCTAAACAACCCTGGGTATTGCTGTCTTATAGATTCTGGAATCCCTTCATTATTATATTTGCCCCTCTCGTTAAAGAGTCTGCGCGTATTTGACTCCGTATTGGAGCCACGAAACTTTCTATAACTCATGATCCACCCCCCTGCCCATTCATAGAGTTAGCAAGGTTTTCTATTTCTTTCTCCAAGTCTGCACAGGTTACTATCAACGTATCCCCGACACGACTCTGAGGACTCATGATAGAGGCAAGTCCGTCGCCGCTGGTTGTAAACAAACATTCTAGAGTTGTTGTGTATCCAGACTGGGAGATTGAGTGATTAACGCTTATCACAACGTGATAACCACCAAGACCCATGATGTTGGCATTTGAATCTTTTACTCCTGGGTCTCCTAAAAGGTCAGACCCAAGACCTCTTGGATTAATGAAGAGTTGACAGCCTGGGTAAAACAAATTGTTTCCGTACATGGTAACAGTTGAGCGGTAAACGTTAGACAGTTGAAGTTCTGGCTTAAAATCACTTTGCTCGTACCTTGCTTCACGGAGAAACGGTTGGTTTGTAGCAGAAAACTCCATAGACTTAACCAGCCCTCTGTCTAGTGCTGTAGTTGCATGGAATATGCCATTCGACAAATCTCTCTCGTACCTGCTAGAAAACTCACTTGACTTCTCAAACGCCAATCTTCTTGGCTCTTTACCATAAGCATAAATAACAAAAAATTCATAACTTCTATCTAAACTTTTCCTATTGAAAGAATCAAAAACAAACTTTGTTGTACCATTGTTTTTCTTGTTTTTTCTTCCAAAGATTCCGTTACTATCATGTTTTGGTATTGGTAAGTTTTTACCATACTCATCTAAGTCTAGGAATACACCATCTCCTATCTTTTCGGCAATTGGATCTCCGCCACCAGATGCAGAGTCTGCGCTGATTTGAGCGCTGTCTAATAACAGGTTAATTCTATTATCCCCACTGTTACACTCTGGTCCAAGTGCTTCGAATACCAAATCCTTCATAACATCTCTCATAAAGAGAAGCAAGGGATAAGTATTCTTACGACCCTTTATGATCTTCTCTCTCATAAAATCAGTAAAAAGTTCAACGGACACTGGTATATCTGCTATATTTAGCATGATCTGTCCATCTTCACGAAGCGAAGGATTATCAAATGGGGCAGGCCCTAAAACAAACTTTATGTTTCCAAAATTTATTCTTCTAACATCAGAACTTGAATTAGTAGTTTTTTCTAAAACATTATTAACAGCAACTGCATACAAATCACCAAGAAAGAAATAATTTATTTTTCTTACACCAGGCTCTAGAATATTGATATATTCTAGTGGAGCTGTGTCCTCACAACCATAATTCACAATATTGAATTTTATTTCAGGGTCGGAAACACGATCTGTATCGGAAGTCTCTGTTACTGCTTCTGAAGAATTAATGTTAGCTGTATAGATACAATTATTGCTTGTTAATTCCTTTAATAAAGATAGATAAGCTTGCTCTCTTTCAACCTCAACTGTCTGTTCGTAAATCTTTCTCAGTTCTTTAATACTATCATCTGTACAATCAGAATTCTCTTTACTTTGATTAAGGGCGATTCTTGCGGTTGATATTTCATTTATTTTCTTTGCTCTTTCTTCTCTCCTAGCTATTACCTCTTCACTGAATAGAACATCAGATCTCTTGTCCAACAGAACAGATTCAATACGTGCTCTAAAATCTAAAACTAATCTAACTGAACCGTCATCTTGAAACTGGAACTCATGCTTTGTTACAACCAAAAACATCTCTACTTGGTTATCTTTTATGGCTGCACTTAGATCATCAGATAACAGCCCGCCGCCACCCGTTGCTCCCCATCCTGCTCTTACTTTTATCTCATAGAAGTTTGGATTAAACTCTCTTATTTTCTTATTTGTGTTTTCTTCTAATACATTTCTGTATTTTGGTTCTAATAGCACAAGGTCAATAATTCTATACCCACCCTCAAGAGACCTTCCGTTTTGATCTATACCTGGCCTAGTCTTAAACAACTCGTTAAAGTTCTGTGCATAGACAACCAATTTTGCTTCAATATCTTTTTTTGCAGTAGCAGGCTGCACACCTTTAAAGTTAAATGTAAAGCTCTCTATACCTATACCTACACCTCTCTGGAGTTGGCTATTTAACATACTCTGCAAATCCAAAACTGGGTCCACATAAGTCGAAAACTGCATCTCAACTTCTCTAGGGGTCTTACTAGAACCTTCATAATATTGTTTATAAATACGAACAGAAGGAGTCAACTGTGATAACTGATAATGTCTTATATCCAAGAACTCAGTACAACCTTTTGTTAGTCGTAACCTGTTCATGATAGTACCAGGGTCCGTTGTCGCAAGCTTGTGTATATTTTTATATTTTATATCTGTTCTTTTTCTCCCTGTTCTCTCTTCATGAAAGGAGGGTACAGGCTCAGGAGCTATGCTTTCTTCTATTACTTTTTTAATATTTTGTATTAAAAAGCACTGATCATCGTAAAGTGGCCTATCTTTTACTTCTTTTTCGGCGTCTTCAGAAACTTCTTCTTGCTCTTCTTCTTGTTCATCTGTAGCGGCCTGCTTCAGATTTTCTAACATTTCTTCGTCTAAGAAACATGCAGGTATTTGATTACCGTCACACCCAGCAACCGTCTCTTCTCCTGCATTGCATGGAACACCCCTTTTCTCCAGCAACCTGTTAAATGCTTCTTGGGTTTCACATCTCCATATACCGTCAACACCATACTGGGGCAGAACTGTGCTTGGTTGGTCTTGTCTACCTTCCGGGTCTAACTCTTTTATCATTAGGATCTGGAGGTCTTTTACCCTCTGGTCTCCTAGACCTGGGCCAACAGGGTTGGTGCTCGATGCTAATCCTTCTTCATTGAAGGTTCTGTCAACACGGCTCCTGTCATCGTTACCAGTACCATACCCAAAAGGTTCAGAGACGTCAATATTATAAGCTTCCAGATCAACACTAGGTGGAAGGTTTGTAGTATTTGGTCTCTCTGGTGGAGTCTCTTGTTGTCTCTTGTCTGTATCGGCTCCTGACATCCTTAAACTCCGAGGTAGCTTAGAACCCTATCAATCGGGTGTGGTATGTAAATAACATCTCCATAACTTACGTTGGCCTCTGTTGGTCTCTTATTGAACCAAGCTATGACCCACCAGAGCCTAGAGTCCCCGTAGTGGTCGAATGCTAGTTTGTAGTATCTATCGCCTGTTTTCCAAACATGGTTTATAATATTTAATGATGCTATCTGCTCTCTCGTGGGATGCTGTAATTCTGGCGTAACGTATTGTCTAACCCCTGAAACCTCTCTTTCCTCAAAAGTTGCCTCATAGAATTCATCTTTATTAAATATTATTTCTCTTCCAGAATATCTAGACATTAATCATTCCCACCTAATATTTCGTTGATCGCAACTTCTTGAATAGCTTCGCCGGTATCAAAATCGCCAATGAATGCAGTCGAGCCCCTTTGAGATCCCGCAGACCATGGGAAGAGAGAAGCGTCTGCCCCCCATGACGGTGCTGCTGCCTCTGCGAAATCTTGCCTACGATCATTAACTTTTTGTACATCTCGTGTTCTCGGATTGCCATTTGCTCTATTTGCGGAAAGCTGTACAGCTTCTGACTTCTCCCACCCAAGGGTGTGCTGGTGCAGGACAGAAAAGCCAATACTTAATGTGATAAGCTTTGGATAAAGCTTGTTCACAGGGTCGAAAAACCCTTCTTTAATGTTTGGGTTCCACCGTAAATTGTTTATAACACCAAGCAAGCCACAAGTCCTGACATCTCCGTCAAAGCCCCTAGATGCATCGAATATAAGATTAGCAAATTTAATCTTTACAAGCGGCCCCTTAGAGATAGTAGAAGCACTGTCAACTCTAGAATACTCTGGATACAACATTCTTGTTAGAGTCGAGGTTTTTTGTAAGTTTCCTATTGAATCCTGTAGACTAAAGGCAGGAATTTTCCAGCTTAAATCGATATTTCTTTGTGTGCCTTGATAAGTTTGTATAGGATCCGGTCTCCCTAGCACTGGCTGAGGGTTCCACCGACACTGGAAGCTCTCTGTATACGTCTCTAAGAAAGCTTTGAAAGATACTTGAGCACCAGAAAAAGTCTGATAGAATTCCAAGACTTGTCCTTTTCTCTCTAATGTGTCTGTAGGATCATACATTATGATTTCTCCTTACTATGGTGCATCAAGTGCTGCCACTCTGGCATCTATCTCTTTCCCATCTAGGAATATTTGGAATCTGTAGACGGGCTGCCCTTCGCTATCTTTTTGTACTTTCCCTGCTTCTCTGTCTCTAGCTGCTATGGATTCACCTTTTATTTTTTCTAAGTTTTCAGTCGTAACGCCCATCTTGGCCCCTATGTTAGTGAGCATATCGTTAACAATTTCAAGGGCAGCACTAATACCTTCGTTTCCAACAACCGCGTTTCTAAGATTCTCTGCTGATTCAATGGCTGGTGTGAATGTGTTTTGGTTAACTACATCAAGTTTTTGAGCAATTCCATCTACCCCAAGAGCGACATCTTCAAGGATTTGCATATTATCTTGGGTCGTTCTCCTTTTTTGCGCTTCGTCCGAAAGTTCAGATTGAGATTTTGCCACGGCATCGGTCGTATCAATAAGATCATTAAAACCCCCATCTAAAAGCTGTGTTAGCTCTAGGGCATTGTTAATGCCTGGAGTTGCCGCTACAAATGCCTGTATTTGTCGTCTAGACATATTTTCGACGCTTACCCCAGCATCTTGAAAAGCTTGTGACAACATCTGCATTCTTTCTACGGGCGTCTCTGCCATTGTTAGTTCAACAGAGTTTAGGAACGGCCCACCCAATAGGGCATTAAGTTGCCCAACAGCCTGTGTAGAACCTTCAAATGTGTCTGTAAGATTAAACACTTCTTGAAATTTACTAAATTCTAAACCTGTTGATTTTGCGGCTGCTGCTGTTTGGCGGAAAACTCGTTCTGCCTCTGAACCAAACATTAGCATACTTGGCATTTGTGTGTTAAAGGTTGTAAACATCTCTTGAGACGTAACGCCCAATTCTTCTGCAAAGTTTTCCAATCCAAGTGTAGAGCGGACAATAGAACCCTCTGACTGGTTAAGTCCTTTTCTAAGAATCTGGAATGTTGCTGCTGTTGTTTCAGAACCAATCCCAACAGCCTCAAGAGCTACTGCTGCATCTGCCAGAGCGGTCTCGGCTGGACTTATGCCTCCTTTCGTAAAATCAGTAAATGTTTTTGTAAGATTAGTATATACATCGCCCATCTCCGCACCGGACAGGCCGAATTCTCTATTCCTAAAAGTAGCATCTATAATTTTTTGATTGTATTGCCCAGCAAAACCAGTGCCTTGGTTAAACGACCTAGCTGACTCTAATTGGTCTCTTATCACTCTCCGAGTAGCACCAGCGAGCCCTCCGAGTTCTCCCTCAAGCAACGCTATCTGTGTTTTGTAAGCCACCACGCCGCCAACTCCAGCAGTAAATGACTCCATCTGCTCCTCAGTGGCTCCGGTGGCATCCATAATAGCTGCCTTGACCTGATCAAATGCGGTACCTACGTCAGTAAAATTTGTTACTGTATCAAATATACTTTGACCAAATTGTGTAATAGTATCTGTAGCACTCTTAAATGACGTAGTCAAATCGTCAACCTGTTGCTTGGTCACGGTTATCCCTTGAGCACTGAGTAGTTGCATTATTTGATTTGGATCCATAACAAGCCCTCTATCTTATAAGTAGTGCTTTATATTAGATTTTATTTCTGCCTACTTCGTCTTCTTTTTGTTTTATAAGGCGTTTAACGAACCATCTACGTATGGCAATCGGGAGCGAATAAGACTCTGCGAATGACCAATTGCCATAGTAGCTCAAGAAGAAAAACTCTTCATACATGGACTCTACGTAGTTTTCAGGAAGGCCAAAAAAAGTCGATACCTAGTGGCACCGCCCTGACCACTACGTGTTGACAGTTGGGGCACTCTATTCTCTGATCCATATCGAGTGATGGTGTTGCCCTGTCATATGCTTTCTTTACTTCTCTAGAATCCATAGCTGGCATGTTATCAATAAAATTCTCTACTTCTTGTCTAGCGCTAATAGAGTTTACAGACACAATAACCATCTTTAAGAAATCAGTTCTGTTCCTTTCTGGAAGGTTATTCTTTCTATTTGTATCCCTCATGTTCTCTAGATAGGATTGTTGTTTTGCACTGAGAATTCTTATCTCTGCTGTAAAGCCAGAACGTGGCAAGACAATACTAAATGTACCAGCTGGTGAAACAGTGAGGTCCTCTGGGACTTCCTTGATAGGAATATTAACCAGATCTACAACATGATCATGGTTTGTGCCACACGATGGACATTTAACATTAGAAACATACTCTGGGCCATAACCTGTTGCTCTAGCAGCAATCATGATAGCACTCTTGTCGCCAGGATAAAGTGTATTGACATCGATAGAACTATCTACCAACACACTTTGGATAAGCCTATCAATCACAATCCCTCGACTGATGAGAGCTTGTGAAGTAAGAATATCTTCTTCTTTTGCTGACATATAACGAATCTCCACTTCAGACTTAAGATGAAGTGGGTGCCCCTCAGGATAGAACTTTCCTTGAGTTGGTAGTTCTACAAACTCTGTTGGGTTAGTGAAGCTCAAAGCTCCACTGAACTGTGGTGTAGGAGGGGCTGCTTGAAGAGCAGCGGTCCTTGCACCATTATTTCTCTTAGCCAAATAACACCTCTATTTATTAGTAACTCTGCCCAGGACCCCAATACTTGTTTAGGCCAGGAGCCGGATCTTCTGAGCCTGGACCTGGATCTGCCTTGTTCTGCGTCTCAATTGCAGCCCAGTCATATCGGAACTTAGCAGTAAGGGAAGTAAGGCCCTCCTCACCATACTTGAGTGTTCCACCGAAATCAACAGATGTGATGAAAGCGTTTGTAAGAGTCCAACGCTCTAGAACGGTACCATCCGAATCAATTTGCTCGATAACAACAGACTGGACAGCATCAACTGCTTCTCTCTTAGAAATAGTTGTAACATCGTTAACGTTTGTGGGTGGCACATAACCAGAATCAAAAAGAATTCTTGTTAAGTTGATTGAAGCATCTGGGCTTACTGGGTCAACCAACTCAATTGTTACTTCGTTCCAAGTAACCTTTCCGGGATAGTAGAAAGTATGGTTTAAAAACTCATGGCTGCTAGGGTTCACTGTTACCGATGGTTTGGTAACGGACTTAGCATACCATGTAGCTCCATCAGGCATGGAACCAATACGCACTAGAAATCTAAAATTTCTTTTTGGTGAAACTTGTGAAGAGGTCCAAAAACCTGCTGAATTTGCCATTTATAGTTTTCTCCTTATATCCTGTTTTAATTAGTCACTTAATTTAATTAATCATCAAATGAAGCGCCACTTCTTGTGATCACGAAGTCAACCGCAATAAACTCGATTGCCCTTGCTGGCTTGAGGAAAATCTTGGCATACAAGATGTTTCTGTCAACAAGGTCTGGTGTTGTGGTTGTCTCGTCAAGAACAACGCGGAACTCGGTGAGACCCAATCTGGCCTGAACGGAACCCAAGAACTTATCTGCCTCTGTCTTGAAGCGAGTCCAAGTAGTCTTGACGTTCTGGTCGAAGAGGATACCGGCAGCAATTCTAGAAATTCTCTTCTTGAGGAAGATAAGCAGCCTACGAACATTGATTCTGTCTAGGGCACTTGGAGTTACCTGTAGTGTCTTCTGGCCGAAGATTACAATACCCTCTGACGGGAATGTAGCGATTGGGTTGATGTTGGCCTCATAGAGATCATCACGATCCTCTCTTCGCAGTCTCTCGACCGTTGAGAGGACGGGGAATCCACCAGCACCAGTGCTTAGGCCACCTCTTGTGAATCCTGCTGGAGCAAACCAAAGCTCAGAGCGAGCCTCAGAAGAAGCGAACGTTCCAATTGCAATAACAGAAGGCGGTACCCAGAGTGAGCCGTTAGAGATATCATCTCTGATTCGTACCCATGGATAGAATGTACAGCCATAGCTTGTATTAATTCTTCTCTGCTCAAGGCTAGATACAGTGGAAGAAACACTACCAACTCTACCCTGGAAATCAAGAGTGGACTCTGTAGTTGGGGTGTAGCCCTCCTCTATGTCTATGACTGCAAGGCAATCAGAACGTGCCTCGGCCACCGAAAGAAGCTGGTCTGTGACGATTGGCTGTGTGATGCCCGGTGCTGCAATGATATTTGCTTCCACAAACTCTGGGTCTGCAACAGTGTCAATGGCTCTTTTAACAGTATTGTAAGCATAGCTAGTCG